ACTGGAATCCAACGGCACTGGACAGGTGCAGATCAGGGCCAACGGTGGGGACTTCGCAAACTTCAGCACCAGCTCAAGATATGCGGGTGCCAACGTGATGTATTGGGAGGACCTAGCACTGACACCAGGATCAGGCAACAGACACCAGAGGAACGCGATAATTTCAAACTACAAATTGACGGGATCAGACAGTAGCAACAGCAACGACAGATACAGGAACAACATTGAGTCCAAACTTGACCTCAACGGGGTCAGCACAACTACCTCGTCAAGCACATACAAGAGCAGGGGTCCAAATGCGATCAACAGCGTATCAACAGTGCATAACTCAGGCAGTTCAGCGGCCACACTGGGCAACGCCATTTGCTTAAACGGAGGTGTTGAAGTATCCGCTCAGGCACAAGACATCACTTTAACAAGCGCCGCCGGGATCTCCACTTGGATTGAGGGATACGGCAACGGCGCGGGAGACATCACGGTTGGTGATGCAATAGGTTTCAACTCCGTTGGTTGGTATCAGCAACAGGCATCAGGCACCACGGCACTGGGCACGTTCTACCACTACTACGCACACGACAACCAACACGAGCCCACAGGCAAGACATATTCATTCTTCTCGGCAGACAAGACGGACCTTATGCAACTGTCAAAACTGGAATCATACAGGGAACAGATCAACGCACTAACATCAAGCTCAACCATAGCAGTTGATGCCGCACTGGCACCGGTGCACACGATCACACTGGGAGTGAACACACAGTTCGCAGTCAACAACTTAGGCACAGGACAGACTTTGACACTAATAATAAGACAGGACGGCACGGGATCAAGGACAGCATCATTTAGTGAAGCTGACTCCACAGCGATCAAATTCGCAGGTGGATCTAAGACATTATCAACGGCTGCGAATGCTATTGACGTTTGCACCATCTTTAATGATGGTACGGATATGATAGCAAACTTGGCCAAAGCATACGCATAACAAATAGGAGAATAGCACTATGCCTTTAGGATTAGCAAAAGCAATACTGGGACAACCGACGGTAGCGGCAGCGGCGGCTGGAGCGAGGGCCTTCAACGGTGGAACCACCAACAACAACTCAACAGATGTGGCCACATACAGAGTAGAAATGACAAACAAAATGGCCAACAACTCAGGTTTTAGTGCCGTGTATTGGGTGAGATACAAATACGCGGAGCTCCAGTCCACCACAAGATCAATGACCTATAGGGACAGGACTGACGCAGGTGGCGGGCAGGCTTGGATAACCGACGCTTCCAATCCGTTTGGACTTGGGTTTAACATATACAATGGTACACAAAACATAGTGATGTCCAACGGTAAGTCAGGCTCAACATACGGAAACAACGCAACAGCAATGCAAGGTTTGGGGGACGGCAGTTGGCATTGTGTTATGATGAGGGGTGATATGGCTAATGCAAGTAAAAGAAGCATATACATTGACGGTGAGGACCACACAGCTGGACAGACATTACACGCCAGTGTGAACTCTGACACTGGAAATAATCCAAAATTAAATACGGTAAATTATGTTAGTTTAAAGGCACAACCAGCCAATGACACGTCAGGTGGCACGTCAAATACGGGTAATGACTTCCCAAGTGCAGATATGGGGCCTGTTTGGTTTTATGACACGGACATTGATTTTACAAGTTCAAGTGTGAGAGCACATTATTACAACGCATCAAACACGGACGGATACGTGGATGGAGGCACTGATGGCACGGATGGTGGAGCGGCACAACCAGAGTTATATCTATACAACACAGCATCAACATTGGCAAACGGTGGAACATTATCAAACACACCAGCCAAAATAGTAAATGGGTCAGGAGACATAGCGATAGTAGCCGCTAACGATGGACCAGGATCAGGAGGAACAAGATAATGTGGAGAATACATTGGGAATACACAGAGTATCATACGTTTGACACACAGGCAGAACTTATTACTTGGGTGAAAAACACGGCAGGCGATACTTGGTATACGCACGGATTTACAATCCAAGAACAGATCGATGGCGAGTGGACGACACCAAGTGTGTCAACATCATTCGCATAAGGACTAACAAATGACTTGGCCCACAAATTCCAAAGCGACGACAACACACACTGACAGCGCCGGAGACAACCCACAGAATGCGAGGTCGGAGATCAAGCAGGACATAGACAACGTCAACGCAATCATAGACACGTTTGACATATCCAGTCCGGTAAACAATGACACCTTGGCCTACAACGGTGCCACAGGCAAGTTCACAACAGGCATAGCTTCAAGTTTAAATGTGTCAGCTATTATTTTTTACCGTTTTTTTGAAACAGGTATAAGCAGTAATGGCACTGACAGTGATGGCAGGCGTAATAACCAAATGCGTAAGTTGTATGAGATCGATCCTTTTGGATTGGTGAGTTTTACAGGAGATGACAGATTTGTGTTGGGTGCGGGAGAATATATTATAGAGTGCCACGGTGCTATCAGATCGGGTGGTGAAGGTAGCAATGACGACTTGTCGGCTTACAGTAGTAATAAAAAAATACTGTTCAACGTGTTAGATCAGAGCATAACAGACGAAGACCTTGCACAACGTAATGATGGACAATTAGGTTCTATTTTTGATTTTAGTAGTGGTGGAAATAACGTGGGACAGCCACAACAACTTTATCACAAGACCATATCATCAGGCACACGTCAATTTGTGCCGTTTGCTAAAAGTACAGATGCACCTTTTGACGGCACGGCGACACCGATACAGATCAAAATAATCAAGGTAGGAGGATAACACAATGCCAACTTGGCCAACAAACAGCAAAGCGAGCACCAGCAACGTCGATAGCGGATCGGACAAACCTAGGTTGGCTCGTTTGGACATAAAACAGAACATAGAAAACACCAACGCAATCATAGACACTTTGCACATCGACTCACCCAGCGACACTAACGCTTTGGTCTACAACGCCAGCAACGCAAGGTTTGAACTGGCGGGACAAGGTATAAGAGAAGCATTCTTAAGATTGGGAACATACAGCCAAACCAATGGTGGTAGCAGTGGCACAAACAACGACGACGACTTCGACGTTTACCCGATAGCCAGCAAGGTTGACCCACACAGTTTAACCACGTTGAGTGGTGCGGGTAGATTCACTTTGATCGCAGGAACTTATTTTGTAGAACTTTACACCAACGGACCGCATAACCCGGGTAATAGCCAGTCCCTAACGTCATTGGCGTTGAAGGGTGTTGACAGCACGATAGTAATAGCCAGCACAAACATACAGGCAGGGCTAACATTCAATGGCGAATTTACGATAGACAGCACAGCAGAGTTCTATCTAACTCCGACTGCAAACTTTGGTGCCTCACCGGGAAACAGTTTGAACGTGTCCATAAAAGGATATATGAAACTTACAAAACTTGGGTAAGCAATAAATAATATTGTTATAACAAAACAAACTTAATTAAGGAGACAACAAAAAATGTCATCAGCAAGTAATTACACGGAGAATGCTGTACTGAATCACGTTCTAAGGAACAGTGCTTTATCACAGCCATCAACATTAACCATTGCTCTATTCGCCGGCACGAGTTCAGACGTGTTAGCCGCACTAGAGGCAGGCACAGGATCAAGAAGTGGCACAGGCAACTGGGGTCATTACGAGATAACAGGCAACGCATACGTTAGGAAAGCAATAACATTTGCGGCGGCATCAGGTGGATCAGCGGCATCAAACGCCAACTGTACATTTGAAACTGCAACAGGAAACTATAACAACGCGGCTACATCAGGTTCAACTATTACCTGTATGGCAGTTATGGACGCGGCGTTTACACCAGATGGTTCAACAACACACGCGGGGAATGTACTTTTTTACGGCGCACTCGATAATGCCAAAGAAGTTTTATCCGGCGACACATTTCAGATCACATCAGGAAATTTGACAATTAGCTTGGCATAATCCTAACTAAAGGAGAAGCCCAGTGGCCCTAAAAGGAATCGGCGTTAACAGCGACTTATATGTCGTTAACACTTACTATGATCCAGAATCATACACAACACCTACACCCAGTGTGGGTGATTATGTAGTTGCGGATTTTGTAGCAAGTGATTACCTTCAATCTCCTTTAAACATACCAGCATCAGCATTCACTTTAAGTTGTGAAGCGGATGTAATCAACGTCAGGGCATTCTTAACAAGCTCGTTCAATGTTAGTGTACAGGGAGACAAGTTTGATCTTGGTTCCGCAACATTAAGCACAACATCAAGCATAGACATACTGGCAGGGTTCCAACTGGATGGCGAGGCCGGCATAGACGTGAGTGCATCGACCAGCACAAACGGAAACCAAACACACAGGACAAGTAAAACAATATCAGCCACCGCAACGTTAGGTGGTGATGGTAATGTATCATACAACTCATCGTCTAGCTTTGACACAGTGTTCACTAACATTAGTGTCGGCGGTATAATATTCAACGCATTCCAAGAAGGCAGACAGGACGATTACACGTGGGATGACTTTAGTGAGGACAGCACAATAGACAGGACTTGGAACGAATGGTTTGGCGGACAATGGCATCCGGGTATGATCATATTCAGCAAGGGCTTCGATGTGAGTTGTCTTGGTGGACTAATAAACAGTGGTACAGGTTCATACACCGCAAGCTTCACTGAAAGTGTAAATGCAAACAAGACAACAGGCTTTGCACAACCCAAAGACTTGTTGGCACAATCTAGCATAGCAAGTGATTACATCAGGATTAGGAATGTGTCAGGAGGCTTTGCAACTGCGTTCAGCGTACCTAACAAGATAGGTAGTGCAACATTTAGGGGTAGTGGATCATACAACACCGCATACTCATTCACTGTCAACGCCAATGCAACATTTAGACCAACAAAAACTATTACAGGTGCATTCGCACCCAGCGTCAACGCCAATGTTGCTTACGACATAATAAAATTATTGGCACCCACTGCAACGTTGGATGTCAATGGTAATGTCGTATATGGACCATTACAACTAGAGATAGAAGCATTTAACACAGTGTTAAGTGCTGGTAGGCTTATTACTATTGCTGATCCGTGGAACATTTTAACTGTTCCTGTTGAGACAAAAACGTTTTTTGTACCCGTGGAAACAAGACTAATAAATGTTTTACAGGAAACACGTGTAAATACAACTACAACAGAAACAAGGAAACTACAAGTGCCACAAGAGACACGTAAATTTACAATATTCAAACCACAATTTACGAACAGAAGTAGTATTCCAAAAGTGAGGCAGGAAGTATAATGGCAGACCTAACAGGATTCAAGAGAGACAACAAGGGAGCGTTTATAGAAAAACACCCCAACGCCAACATCAAATACGGCGTAGACTTCACCAACTACCTTAACAGCGGAGACGCAATTAGTGGAGCAACAGTAAGCATAGAGACAATTACAGGAGACGCGGCACCACTTGCACTGCCGACAAACGCAGGCACTGACGTTGTTGTGTCAGGCAAACTTGTGAACGTTAGATTGAACGGTGGCACAAGCGGCAACGAGTACAACGTAGACGTGCAGATAGCAACAACTAACGGCGACACGGACAGCAGGAGGTTTAGGATCGTAGTAGGATCTAAACATCTATAATGGCAGAAAAGAAATACAAAATTGATCACGATATAGTTTTTAAACTAGCCAGCATTCATTGTACGTACGAAGAGATTGCGGATGTTGTTGGTACAAGTGTTGACACACTTAAAAAAAGATTTAGTAAAATAATAGACAAGGGTAGAGCTGAGGGCAAGAAATCATTACGTAGAGCCCAGTTCGAAGCCGCAGTCGAAAAGAAAGATGTGCGTATGTTAGTATGGCTTGGGAAACAACTGCTCGGACAGAAAGACAACGCAATAGACACAGAGAGCAATACACCTTTACCTTGGCAGGAATAAGGAATGAAATTATCCGATCCACAACAGGTAGTAGCACAAGACGAAACAAGATTTAAAATTTTGGTATCGGGCAGAAGATTCGGCAAGACAACATTAGCGATCAGAGAACTTTGCTACCACGCAAGATTTCCAAACAAACTTTGTTGGTTGGTTGCACCCAGCTACAGACAGGCAAGACAAATTGCTTGGACAAAACTTAAGAAAAAATTAACAGAATTACGTTGGGCAAAAAAGTTCAACGAAGCAGACCTAACCTGCCATTTAAAAAACAACAGTATAATTGCTCTTCGAGGTGCGGACAACCCGGACTCACTCCGTGGAGTTGGTATACACTACCTTGTGATTGATGAAGCGAGTGATGTTAGTGAGCAATCTTGGACAGAAGTTTTAAGGCCCACACTATCGGACACAAAAGGAAAAGCCTTGTTCACCGGAACTCCCAAGGGGCACAATTGGTTTTATGACCTGTATCAAAAAGGCAAGGACCCGGAACAAAAGGATTGGAGCAGTCATCTATACACCACTAAAGAAGGTGGTTGGGTTGATGAAGAAGAGATACAAGCGGCCAAGAACGATCTATCAATAAGTGTGTACAGACAGGAGTACGAAGCAACGTGGGAAAACTACACGGGCCTTATATACGCCAGCTTCAGCAGAGAGGACAACGTTAGATCAAATCAAATTACGGAAGAAGACAAAGTGCTACACATTGGAATTGATTTTAACGTATCGCCAATTAGTGCAGTGGTGTCCACTGTGAAAAATGATGTGATAGAGATAGTGGACGAGATAAGAATATTTGGTAGCAACACACAGGAACTGTGTGATGAGATATTGACTAGGTATCCAAACAAAAAGATAATGGCCTACCCTGATCCCAGTTGTGTGCAGAGACGTACCAGTGCTGGAGGCAAGACAGATCTTTCAATCCTACAGAACAATGGCTTTGTCTGTAAAGTTTTAAGGAGCCATATGGCAGTGCGAGATAGGATCAACAGTGTCAACAGTAAGTTGTGCAATGCCAACAACGTGAGGAGCTTGTTTATATCACCCAAGTGTAAGAATATTGTAAATACACTTGTAAAACAAACGTTTAAAGAGGGGACATCGGTGCCAAACAAGACACAGGGTATAGATCATTTAGGAGACGCTTTGGGATACTTGGTAAGTTATTTGTATCCAATTAGGAGAGAGATTGAAAGACAACCACAAAAAAGATTTAACGTACAATTAGAGGAGACATATGGCCGATTATAGTTTTACAAACACCGACCAAGGCACAGACAGCGGTAGCCATTTAGAAGGCTTACCATCACACAGCGAATACAACAATTACATTCAACGTTGGAAATTTTTAATTAATTCTTATTTGGGTGGAGCTCATTACAAAATGGGTAGCTACCTTACAAAGTACGTTTACGAATCATCACCTGAATACTCAAGCAGGTTGGCGGCGACACCTTTAGACAACCACGTGAAATCTATCACACACATTTACAACAGCTTCATTTACAGGAACCAACCCACAAGGGACTTCGGCAGTTTGAAAGACACACCAGAGATGGATGCTTTCTTAAAAGACTGTGATATGGAAGGCAGGACTTGGGAAAGTTTTATGAGGGACGTAAACCTTATGAGCACAATTTACGGACACTGTGTTGTGTTGGCGGATCGACCGGACACAGTAGTAGGCACTCGTGCTGAAGAACTGCAACAAGGCATCCGTCCTTACTGCACACTTTTTTCACCCGAGAACGTTTTAGATTGGAACTGGCAGAGGCTACCAAACGGACACTATGATTTAAATTATTTGGTGTTGTTGGAAAAAGAAGACAGGACTTACACAAACGCACCCACTTACTATTTGAGAACTTGGACAAAAGAAACTATCACAGTTGAGATATACGATGCCAAGAAAGGTAAAGCAACACAAGTTGTTGAACAGAAACCAAATCCAATTGGAGAGATACCAGCTATTTGGTGTTATGCTTCTAGATCACCAATAAGAGGTATTGGTGTAAGTGATGTGGGAGATGTTGCAGATCAACAAATGGCGATATACTCAGAACTCTCGGAAGTTGAACAATTAATTCGACTAACGAATCACCCCACACTTGTTAAGACACCAGACGTAGAAGCAACAGCAGGAGCGGGCAGTATAATCACAATGCCTAACGAGACTGACGCAGGACTTAAACCTTATATTTTACAGCCGACAGGTGCAAATTTAGATTCAATATTAAAGAGTATAGACAGCAAGATTAAATCCATTGATAGAATGGCGCATATGGGAGCCATCCGTGCGATAGAGACAAGACAGATGAGTGGTGTCGCAATGCAATCGGAGTTCCTATTGTTGGATGCCAAACTTTGCGAGAAGGCCAAACAACTAGAGTTATTTGAAGAACAGTTCTTTAGAGTGTGGGCAAAATGGCAGAACATAAATTTTGATGGTGAGATAAAGTATCCTATGGCGTTCCATCTTAGAGACAAGAACTTGGATATGGACATTTTAGCCAAAGCCGCAACTATGCAGAGAGATCTAGCAAGTGCAGGACCAGATGTTAAAGCTGTCATAGACAACAAGATACTAGAACTATTAGCAAAAGACGATGATGAATTAGATGTAATGAAAGCAGATCAAAAATTGATGATGCAACACACACCAGTACAAAACACTGATGATATGATTAAACATTTAAGAGAAATGATAGAAGCGGGACACACCGATGAAGAGATTAAAAACTTGCACCCCGAACTGCCAACAACATTTGGAAATGCTAATAATGAACCAGCTGGATAAAATTTTACAAAGGTTTTTTGAAGCCTGCGACAAACTTGCAGAGTTCATAGATAAAACGTTTAGGCGGTTTTAGATGCAACCTGCTCTAGTACACAAACATCTTTTAATAAGGGCAGAGGTAAACTCACCGCCCCTTTACAATTACAGCAGTGATAGACTCAACAAGGAAATAAAAAGTTTAATCAAACACATAGATATGGATATCCTGTCAGGACCGCATTCAGCATACTGCGAGGAACCAGGCAACAAGGGTTGGAGTTCGACAGCGATCATAAAAACCAGTTCAATAACATTCCACAGTTGGGACGAGGATGGACTGATACAGTTGGACGTGTACAGTTGCAAGGGGTTCAAGATCAAGGACGTGTTCACTTGGTTGGCACAGTTTGACATTGAACAGTTGGACTACAAGTACCTAGACAGGGAGAAGGGATTCAAGACATTGGCTGATCAAGAACTGAACCACTGGGACAACAAACACTACAACGCAAGTTGGAAGGACGAGGTGGTATACGACTAATGGACATACAGACACTGACAGCACTGTGGCCCATCTTTGTAGCATTCGTGCTACTGATAATAACCTTGGCACAGGCACACTATCGTATCAGAGTGCTGGAAGAGAAAGTGAAAGTTGCATTTGATTTGATCAACAAGATCCAGGAGAGGAAATAATGCCAAACACAATTAGAAGGATATACAAAGAGCCAAACGAGACAGCTAGACACAACAAATTAAAGAAGGCGTGTTTAGATTATTTTACGGCTTACGACAAGTTAATGCACCGTCCATCTAGACGTTATGCCATAGAGGCGAGACGTGCCTTACGTAATATGCGTAAAGCCGCAATGGAACGTGGAACAGAATTGCTATCATTGTACAGTGATCACCAAAACAGAGGACTTGAACCTATATACGGTGTACACGACAAACACAGCATAAGTCTTAAAGGAGGAACTAACAATGCCAGGACCTAAGAAAAGCGGAAGAAGAAAACCAATGTCAGGCGGCAAGCGTAAACCAAAAAAGCCAAGTGGACGTAGGAAGTAAAGACATTGAGAAGTGGATTGGACAGGTTGTTGCTAAGAAGCATAAAGCGAGTGGAAAGGCAATCTGTCCGTTTGCACAGAGAGCTATCGAAGATAAAAAAATACAGATCGCAGTGGCAAAGGAGGATGTGCTGGCTCAGATTGATCATTGTTGTGGCCTTTTTAATGTTCTCCATATGGACGTTGTCGTCCTATATTTCAATCACAAAATAACTGAGAAGAAACTTGCGGACATCTGCAAGAAAGCACACACAAAGAATAAAACATTTGCGGTGATGTACGATCACCCAGACAATGACGGCAAGCACAAAGGAGTCAGCTTCAGCTTTGGTAAGGCACCTTTAATATTCATACAAGACTTGGCCAAACTCAAACACGCACAGCGAATAATGGAACACGATGGCTACTACAAGGCGTGGGGCATTAAAGACTACGCACAATTCTATTAACTTATAAATAACTTTATAAACGGGCGATACTACCCGAGACAACAATAGGAGGACACGATGAGTCAAGAAACATCGAATTTGAATACGGAAACTGCTACTGTGGCAGATACGGAACAAACAAAAAATATCCCATCACAGGAGAACGTGGTAGATCAAGCCACGAAGGCATACACACAAGAAGACGTTGACAACATAATGGCCAAAGTCAAACATACGACTGAGTCCAAAGTGTTAAAGAAGTTTGATGGTGTTGATGTAAATCACTACAAGAATTTGCTTGAAAAAGAGGAGTTATCCAAAGTGGAAGAGCAAAAGAAAAAGGGTGAGTTTGAAACGATATTGAGAGAGCAAGCCGAGAAAGCAAACTCTAAAATCAATAACTTAACAAACGAACTGTCTAACATTAAAGTTGACGGTGCCTTGTTGAATGCGGCAAGCAAACACAAAGCAATCAATCCAGAGCAAGTTGTAAGACTTGTAAAAGATCAACTTAAAATGAATGAAGACGGCTCGGTAGAAGTTGTGGATCCTTTATCGAAACAGACACGTTATACTGAAAATGGTGATGCTATGACACCAGATGGGCTAATTGCAGATTTTTTAAGATCTAATTCTCATTTTGTTGCGGCAGGACCAGCAGGTGGCGGGACTAAATCAAACACAACCACAGATGGTGCTTCGAAAGTTGATTTAAATAAACTGGATATGCAAAACCCAGAACACAGAAAAGTTTATGCAGAGCACAGGAAAACGCTCGGCTATTAAACTTTTTATAACAACTAACAAAAGGAAACCATTACAATGGCTAACGAAACAACACTAACAACATTGAATGATCTAATTGCACCGATCGTGCAGGAGGCTATGTTTGTAGCTTCCGAGACTTCAATAATGCCAGGTCTTGTAAAAAACTTTAGTATCCCTGCAAACTCAGGAAAAGTTTTACAAGTGCCTCTATACCCCGTGCAGACAATCTCTGCTGATGTGGCTGAAAACACAGACCTATCAAACACAGAGATCGCAACCGGCGTAGCAAACATCACACTAACAGAAGCAGGTATAATGACAACATTGACTGATATGGCTAAAAACCATTCGGTATCAAACGTTGTTGCGGACTTGGGAAAACTGTTCGGTGAGGCAATTGCAAAAAGACACGACAGAGCATTGACTGGACTATTTGGTTCATTCACTGCACAGATCAACGGCGCAACTGACACGCAGTCCGAACTAGTAGTAGCAGATCTTTTCAAAGCATACTCTACACTAAAAGCGGCAGGCGTTCCAGGACCATACTACGGTGTGTTCAACCCGAAAGCGATCTACAACATCAAGAAAACTTTGACTAATACATTTGTTAATCCAAATGCATCATCTGTTGTCAATCAAGCGATGACAGAAGGCTTTGTAGGCAGAATAGCCGGCATAGATATTTTTGAAAGTTCAAATGTAGTTGAAGCATCTTCAACTTCTAGCACAAACGCGGTCTTCTCGAGAGACGCACTAGGTTTAGCTGTGGCATCTAACTTAAAAGTAGAGACTCAGAGAGACGCAAGTTTAAGAGCTGAAGAAGTGGTAGCGACATCTGTATATGGAGTTCAAGTATTACACAACTCTTATGGTGTTAAACTATTGGGAGATAACCAAATTAACTAATCGTTAATTTGACCTCACTCAAATATCAAAAGGGGAGCAGAAATGTTCCCCTTTTTTTACGACGTTATGATTATTTGGTTTAATGGTCCTAGCAGGGACAAATTGATTGATACGTTGCCCCAGCAGAAGTTAGAGATAGGGTGCAACTACATAGAACAGGTGCGAGCCGTTGATGTGGTGTGTGCGTTTGATCCAGAAGTCGTACACAACATAAAAACACAACCAGCACGTCTATACTACACACGTCCAGATGCACAGTACCCTAATTGGATAACAGTAAGGGACACACTTATTGGTGGAGGCAACAGCGGTGTGATAGCCTGTTGGGTTGCACAAAAAATGGCAGTAGCCAACGAGAAAATATACATCATTGGATGCGACTGGGGATTGAGTGATAACAGCAGTGATGACCACATATACAACAAAGGCACACAAAGAAAATTCACCAACAACATCAAGAGGACGATTGAAAAATTATTACAGGGTTTCAATGTAGTAGCAGTTAATGACAAAATACCAGACGTGAAGTTTCCCGTAATAACACAAGAGCAACTGGTTCAACAATTAAGTAATAAATAACTTTACAACAAAGAAGGACTTTGTTGAATTAATTAAAAAGAAGGACTTTTACGATGGCAACATTCGCACAAGACTCGGACATACTTGAATACGCACCGGATATAAAAAATTACGGCATACAAGACTACACCGACCTACACAGCAAAACATACGATGACATTTTAAGACTACTAAACATTCGTTGGTGGCCCACAGCCAATTACGGAACAAGAGATATAAGTGTGCTAGGAGGCATAGACACAAAACTTTCACCAAGTAAGTTAGACTCAAGTCAATTTACAAGGGCGGCAGTTTACCACGTGTTGTACCAGTACATATATCCCCGTTTATCAACGTTTGAGGTAGAAGGCGATACGTTCAGAGAGAAGATGGCATACTACAAAGAAAAATTTAATGAGGAGTTTGATGACATTTTACAAGTCGGCGTAAACTACGATTTAGATAGTAGTGGTACATACGAAGACTCGGAAAAACAGTCCTTTTATCAAGGTAGGCTTATTAGATAATGTCAGCAAGAGAAAATATTACAATAAACATTTTTGAACAACTTCAGAATATGGCCAATCCTGCACCGGGGTTAGTGAGCAGAGAGTTCTTTGAAGTTAGCAAGATTGCGATCACACAGTTTCCAGCAATACTTGTTAACACAATGAGCGAGAGCAGGGAGGACATATCCACAGACCTAAGACAGGGTGTGCTTGAAGTACAGTTGAAATGTTATGTGCGTGGCACACAGATAGACACGTTGAGGAACGAGATAGTAGAACGTGTGGAAGAGATATTGGAAGTTTCAAGAGACAGAGGCATAACACTCACGGCGGCAAACATACACAACGTGAGTACAAGAATTACAAACGTGGAGGTTGTTGAGAGAGAACTACCTTTGGGAGAAGTAATAATAACGGCACAGTGTGCCTATCAATACGTTAAAGGAGTGCTATAATGAAAATACAATTATGGGACAGATTAGGGAATTCAGAACTTGTAGTACACCAAGAAATACAAGCAAGGCTGAAAGATGGTTGGTCTTACAACAAGCCATCGGTGTTAAAAACTTCCGTAGCAAAGGCCAAGGTCGAGAGGGTTAAAAGGATTGTACCCAAGACGGCTGTGGTCGGAGACAAGGAAGTGCTGACACTTAAAGCAAGAACAAACATAAGTTTGGATGGACCCCAAGACTTAACAAACAACAAAGAGGAGGCTGAATAATGGCTTTTAATACTACGACATACACAGGTGAAACAGGCAGGGTCGAATTCGACGTTGGTGGTTCATTAACAAGTGTAGCTTCTGTTAGATCTTTTAGTATCGATCTAAACACAGAAACAATCGAGGACACTGATATGTCTTCAGGCGGGAACAGAACTTACAAAGCGGGCTTAACTGACTTTAGCGGAACAATGGATCTTTATATGAGAGACAGCGACGAAGCACAGCAGGCATTAAGAACGCAAGGATCTGCTCCGGCTACAATTAAGTTGTTCCCATCGGGAGAAACTACTGGTGCTACATTAACAGGTGAAGTTTTAATCACCGGTTTTTCGATATCAAGTTCTTTTGACGGTATGGTAGAAGCGACTGCATCGTTCCAAGGAACGGGCGGACTTACTATCGCGGCAACATCATAGGGGATACACACTTGTTAAAAGTTAGTGTATCACCTAGTACGATAAAAGCAACGGCTGATTTTAATCGGATTTTGAATCAGACTGTTCGCTCGATAGCCAATGATCTTTTTAAGACGGTGAAGAAATTTACACCGAAACAATCAGGTCGGGCAAGAAGCAACTGGCGTTTGAATAAAAAAGCAGACACCAAATATACGTTGACCAACAAGGTTCCTTATATTAAGCGACTTGATGAAGGCTATTCGAAACAATCACCCAACGGTTTTTACCGACCAGCGGTTGGGGAAGTGTCTAACAGACAGAGAGGAAGGAAAATAAGATGAGTAAAACATTAGATAAGATCACGAAACACTATCACAACGAAATTGATGGTGAAACTTTAAAACTACACGTAAAAGAATGGGATATGGAGATACATTACAAAAGAACGTATCCTTTCAGAGTGGAGGCGAAGGTATTGGAGATGCAGTCGACTGGCAAGATAGTGGAAGCATTAGTTGAATCGGTTATCCAGAAGGCATATGATGCCAATGGAAAACGTATATTTGACGAAGCTGACAGATCTGTGCTTATGAACGAGGCTGACCCAAGCATCATTACTAGGATTGCGGGCGTAATCAATAATGCCACGTTGAAGCCAAAGGTTGATGTACTCGTAAAGGAATAACATCCAACGTTGAGACAAAGTTCTTAATGATGTTGGCGGATAGGTTAAAATTAACGTTATCCCAAGTTATGGAGCTGACGACGTTGGAGATTGATATGTGGTTAGCATATATCACAGCCGAAGCAGATGCCGCCAACAAGCAGATGCAGAAGATGAAACAAAAACAAGGTAGAAAAAGATGACGACACAGAACTACAACATAAAGGCTACCGTACAAGGCAAGAAGAATGTAGATGATTTGCAACGGGCGTTGCAGAACAATCAAAGAGCATTAATGTCATTAGGCACGGCTGCCTCCGTGGCTGGAGTAGCACTAGCGGCAATAGGTACGGTCAAGTTCATAAAGAGCCTTGTAAAAGTTGGCCAGGAGATGGAGTCATTAAAGTTAAGGTTCAAATTCCTATTTGGATCGGTACAAGAAGGTGGCAAAGCATTCCAAACCCTAACCGACTATGCAGGAACAGTTCCTTTTAGCCTAGAGCAGATTGCGGCGGCTTCGGGAAACTTGGCCATCGTGTCAGATGATGCCGAGGAATTAAATGAAGTATTAAAACTTACAGGTAATATTGCGGCTGTGGCGGGCTTGGACTTCAAGACAACGGGTGAACAATTACAGAGAGCGTTCTCCACTGGTGCGGCTGCGGCTGACATCTTTAGGGAGAGGGGTGTACTTGCACTACTTGGTTTCCAACAAGGACAGAAGATTACACTGGATGAGACAGTAAGAAGATTCAAGGAAGTATTTGGGGAAGGCGGTGAGTTTGGTATGGCGGCGCAAGAGTTCGCAGGCACGTTGGAAGGAACACTTTCAATGCTTGGGGATAAGTTCTTAAAATTCCAATTAGTGGTTAACGAATCGTTCTTTGAGGCGATGAAAAGCGAGTTGGGGGATCTTAACAAATTCTTCGATGATAACCAAGAAGGCCTTGATGCGTTTGCAACAGAGGTCGGTGAGGCACTGGCAGGTGCAGTAGTAAATTCAGGTAAGGCAGTCATATTCTTAAAAGACAACGTGGGACTATTGAAGGTGGCATTCGCGGCATTGGTTGCTGTGGGTATGGCAGGTGCCATTGTAAAAATAGCAGGGGCTTTCAGAGTGCTTGCACCAGCGTTGGCCTTGACGGGCAAGTTGGCTAAAAAACATCCATTGATAATGATTGCGTTCGTGTCAGCAATGGTGGGACTAGTAGTATTCAGAAAAGAGATCGAGGCGTTAACGGAAACATTGTTCGGCAGTGCCGAGGCGATGGAAGAGTCCACAAACAAATTTGGCAAATACCAGTCAGCAGTTATTTTGGCGGCAGAGGGTGAGGTCAAAGCAAGAAAAGATAAAATTAAAGCGATCAAAGAAGAGATCGCAGCCGAGGACGCTTTCGCAAAAGCACACGGGAAGGCGATGACCGAACTGGAAAGATTAGGTGAAGATGATTTAGCAGGCATCATTAGACAGGAAGAGAAACGTAAGGAAGTTGTTCAAAAAGCGATAGACAGTGGAGTCAAGAGCAGGATCGAAGCGGTAGAGCTTATACAAAAAATTGAGGAAGATGCGGCACGACAACGTGGTGTCATCTACAACAGAGAACTTGCACAGATAAAAAGAATCCAAGAGGAAAGGCTACAGGCAGTAAGGGAAGGTAATTTCCAAAACATCGATATGACCAACGCAACTGAGGAAGAGAAAAAACAATTAGTTGTTGCGGGCGGTAAAAGTATCCTAGAGAGTATGGGCACGTTCAACAAGAAAGCGTTCGAGGCATACAAGGCAGTACAGATAGCGGAAGCTATAATGGGTGCCCAGGCAAGTATCGTTGGGGCATTTGCATTTGGAAGTAAATTTGGAGGTCCTTTACTTGGGGCGGTGTTTGCGGCTGCGGCTGCGGCCAAGGTTTATGCACACGTGAATGCGATCAGATCACAACAGTATCCAGGCAGGGAGAAGGGTGGTACTGTAATGGGCAATCGACCTTACACGATTGGGGAAGCTGGACCCGAGACCTTTGTACCGGGTAGAACTGGCACTATTGTACCAAACGGTGCGGGATCAGGCGGTGGACAAATTGTCAATGTAAATTTCAACATCACAGCCGCAGACACAAAAGACTTTGATAGACTTATTAGATCTAGACAGGGTGTGTTTATCGGTATGATTAACCAAGCACTTAATGAACAAGGCAGGAGGGCATTAGTATAATGAGTGGAACATTTCCAACAGCAGGCTTCAACGCAATGGAGTTGAAGAGCAACACACAGACGAGGACCACACAGACACTGTCGGGTAGGACACAGCGAGCACAGATCAACAGTCAATACTTCAGCTTCAAACTGGTATCGCCTCCACTGACAAGAACAGAATACGCACCCATAATGGCTTTCATAATGAAGCAGGGTGGTAAGTTTGGATCATTCACAGTTGTACCACCACTTATCAGCAGTTCGGCAGGGACAGCCGCAGGCACGCACACCATAACGACAGGTTATGCGGCGGGCGTCAGCACAGTTGTGGCCAATGGCGGTAGTGGAACTTTTAAGACAGGCGACTTGATCAAATTTAGCAATCACGACAAGGTTTATATGCTGACTGCAGACACAAACGCGGACACGGACAGCACAGACACATTTGAAATATTCCCAACACTGCGTACAGCGATAACAAATTCAACAACAATAGTTTACGACGACGTACCATTCAAAGTTTTTTTAACCAGCGACACACAACAATCAAACGTTGGTAGCCCAGAATTATTCACATATGAGATAACGGTCAGAGAGGATACGTAGTAATGCCAAGAAATTTGGACAGCACAATACAAGATGCTTTATCACAGAAGCAGATCCTTTCCGCTGATTTGATTGAGATACACTTCGACAATGCTGTGTACTTCACAAACGCAAACCTAGACGTAAACTTCGATAGCCCCACGGCACCCGATGCAGGATCAAACTTGTATCTTGCACAGGGACAGTTCTTGGAGTTTGGAAACGTAAGAGAGAGTGGTGCGATCACAGTCAACACACTAGACATAAGTTTTACGGCAGTTGACCTTACCACAATAGGGCTAGTAATAAACAACAACTATATTGACAAGAGAATTGTATTATACAGATGCTTGTTCAACACAACAGGCGAATTTAACAGCAACAGTGTGTTCCAATTTTTTGATGGAAGGATAACTGCGTGGAAGATAGGAGAAGCAAATGAAACAGCCACACTTACGATATCGTGTGCCAGCCAGTTTGCGGACTTTGAAAAACAATCAGGCAGGACCACAAGTGTAGCAAGTCAACAATTATTCTTTAACACAGACAAGGGAATGGAATTCAGCAATCAAATAGTAAAGGACATAAGATGGGGCAGAGAATAGACGTAATACAAACGAGACAATTACAAGTAGAAGACGCAACAGCGGTGGCCAAGTTAGGCTACAAGGCGTTGCACGAGACGGGACTGTTTGGCGTTGACTATGACGAGACGCACTTCTATACGCACATTAAGAGAGGACTAGTAAGTCCTTTTTGGCAGGGTAGCATAGGACTGTTCCACAACGATGTTATAATTGGATTTGCTATGGTGTTCATTACACAACTACCTTGGGCACCAAAAAGAAATGTTGCGAAACTACAATATTTTTACATTGAACCCACATACCAAACAAACGATAATATGGTCAGACTGTTTGGACACATAGAGGAGTACTGCACGGACAAAGGCATAACAAATTTAACGATAAGCAACAAGAACATAGACGACAACAGTTTAATGAGCTTGGGCTTCAACATAGAGGAAAAGATTTATACTAAAGACTATGAGCTACAAGATTAGAAGATGGAACGAAGAGGACGTTGATCCTTTACTTGACTTGGCCAGCACAATGTGGCAGGAGGGAGCATACTCATATCTTAAGTTCAACAAACAAAAATTAAAAAAGAATTTTGTTTATTTGCTACACACAGAAAAAGGTATGGGCTGGGTAGCAGAGAAAGAACAGAGAATAATTGGAGCAATGATAGTACAACTTAATTCATATATTTTTAGCGACGAACTGCTATGCACGGACTTGGCCTTGTACGTGGATCCAAAAGAACGTAAGAGTATTTTTGTGCCAATAAGATTAATAAACGCCGCAACTGCTTGGGCCAAAGAACAAGGTGCAAAAGAATTTTGTCCTGCAAGTAGTGTAGCAATAGCAAGTGATAAGGTCGAGAAACTTTATAGGTTTATGAAGTTTGAGACTGTGGGTCATTTGTTCAAAAAGAGGTTATAGTATGTGTCCCAATCCAGTAGACATAATAGAAGATGTAGTTGAAAGCGTAGTTGACATAATCATAGACGTTGTCGAGACTGTGGTTGATGTTGCAATGGACATATTTGATGCCGCAATGAGTATTGTGGGTATGCCTTTTGGTTTAGATATGGGTGCACCGGGCGTTGATCAAGCACAGGCGGCACAGATACAAGGGGTTATGGTCAACAAGGACAGTGCAGTAAATCCTGTACCAATAATCTACGGCACGAGACGTGTGGGTGGATCTAGGGTGTTCATAAGCACGGACGGAACCAACAACAAATACCTTTACGTTGCTCTTATCCTAAGTGAAGGACAATGCAACGGTTATACAAAATTATTCATAGATGACAACGAAGTACCCCTAAGCAGTTATGCACACGGTGTACAAGCAACACCAAGCAGTGGTGATTACAATGGTAGATTAACTGCACAGTTTTTTGACGGCAGGGACAACCAACCAACATCAAGTTTATTACAAGAAACACCAAACTGGACAGCACAACACACACTGTCGGGCTTGGCTTACCTAGCTTGTAGGTTCGAATGGAAGAAAGTTGAAACGCAGGAAGACGCGGACAACAACCCATACAGAGGACTGCCAAAAATAAATGTTATACTGCAAGGTAAGAAAGTTTTTGATGCCACAACGTTAAGTGGTGCACACACCACAGCATATGGCAGTGAGACAGAGGTGTTTACGAACAATCCTGTAAGTGTGTTGTTAGATTATATGAGGAACCCGAGATTTGGAAAGGGACTACCAAACGACAGTTTTGATATGACGAGTTTTGGTGTAGCGGCAGACCTATGTGAACAGACTGTACAGTACACATCTGCAACATCAGGCAAAGCATTCACAACAGATCAAGTAGTAGACACAGGACAGACGCTGATGAACAACACCAAGATGTTGTTGTCAGGCTTTAGGGGCATACTGCCTTATCAAGTAGGACAGTATCATTTAAAGATAGAACACGGAGGTGATGACACAGACATAGCGGCTACACCCACAGAACCAAACACAGTGTACACAATAACAACAGATCACATTGTTGGTGGTGTGCAACTACAAGCACCCAGCAAGAAGAATAAAATTAACAGGGCTGTGCTTACATTTGTAGACCCAGACGCTGACTACCAAGCAAACCAAGTTGTATACCCAGAAGATGGTAGCAGTGATGACACAACATTCTTAGCCGAGGACGGCATAAGACTAGAGAAGAAATACACATTCAATATGATTACCAACAGAGAACAGGCGTTGCAAATGGCAGAGGTGTTGGTCAAGAAATCGAGACAGAATCAAACTATATCCTTGAACACAACAACGGATCCTGCCAACGTTAGTGTAGGTGATCTTGTGCGAATAACAAATGCCAACATTGCACTGGATGGCATATTTAGAGTGCAGAGTGTGGACCTTACAAGCCAAGGACAACTTGCATTCACAGGCACACAACACGTTGCAAGTGATTACGTGATAAACGCAAAATCAACTGCACCGGCCAAACCAACTATCAATTTACCAAACCCATTCCAAGTTGATCCTGTCAGCAGTCTTACATTGACAAGCGGAACAACACTTAACCTGTCAGACAGTGAGGGTAATAGTATTAGGAGAATGAAAGCAAGTTGGACAGCAACGGAAGACCCGTTCGTTGTCAACTACATCGTGCAATACAAGAAGAGCAGTGATACAACATTCTTTACGATATTGGAAACAGCGGACACACAGGCTATCGTTAGTCCTGTTGCATTAGGCGAGACGTATGACGTTAGGGTAAGGGTGCGTAATGAATTGAACAGGGTAAGTAATTTTATAACCGCAAGCAACCACACAGTTGCGGAAACATTTGAATCGACAAGTGGTAGTTTAAGTGGAGGAGGTGCGGCTGCACCGACAACATCAAGTGTGAAAACAACAGTGGGAGCAAGTCAGCTAGGAGCATAATATGGCAAGAACAGGATTTTTTGATGCAAGCCAAGGCATATACTTGCCCAAGGACACGTTGACTTGGAACGATCTTAACACATCTCCTTATGCGACGTGGGACAACTGGACACGTTGGTATCAAAACCTAAGCGCCAGCACAACATTAGAATTCACAACGGACATAATTGATTTTGGTAGTTCGACCACAGTGGTACCGTTGATTACAATAACAACAGCAAGGGACGGAGACCCAGATGCTGATATTTTCTTTCTAGATGACAAACCCAGCATAACAATTGAAGGTAGCAACGTTGCAAATATGACCAGTGGTGTAAGTAGCGACACAGTGGACAGGGACAACTTCGCATACACAAACATAGGAAAATTTAGATACTACAGGTTCACTTTCAACATCAACAGTGGCATCAACACAGCACCACAAGGATTTACAGGTTTTGACATAACACAGGACACGGAACCACAAACGGAAACTGTGGAACAGTTTGACACCAGCACAGTGGACGACGGATCAAGCACAACACGTATCATACCATTGCGTAAGAAATATAGCAGTGTACAATACGTGGGCATAACACCTAGGGCAACGATATCAGACACAGAGGAAACAGTAAGTGCCGGTGGCGGGCTTTACGTGGCGTCGGACTTTGTTGCGACCAATTATGTTGAAGGCTCCGAAAGCACTTTAAACTCCACCACAATAACCACACTGCCAATTGGCAGATTTGTTGGAGCCAACACCAGCAGTATTGCGGCAACTTCGATCACGATACAGTTGGTAGCACCCAACACTGGGGACGACATAAACAGCACCGTGGACTGCCTTGTGAATGGTTTACCTTTGGTGGGAATGAACGCGGAAGGAAACTTGACTAAAATTTAATGTGTAAATACAACTACAAACAGGAGAGAAAACAATGGCTTGGCCAGCAAACGCGAACAACATATCAACCGGGAATCTAGATTCAGGCACGGACAACCCCGCGAGTGCTAGGAGCGATCTCAAAGCCGCACTGGATGAGATAACAAACATTATTAACGGACGTAATCAAGCCAGCGGAGTTGCTGGACTGGATGCATCAAGCAAGATCACAAACACACAACTGCCTGACACCATAATAAGTTCAAGTAGCACGGCACTGACCATAACGCCCAACACGGGTGCGTTAAACATCAACAGTGTGATAAAATTAAACCCACAGACGAGAGCACAACTGTATGCGAGGGGAGACCTTGCGGATGGTATGGTGGGGATGGCATCCAATGGTGATTCAACCATAGACACACCGGTGTATTACGCGGGTGGCGTGTGGAGATATTTCACAGACAACAGCGAAGTGGCGAGCAGTTAATGTGCCACTGTGGACACTAGAGATTTCCTTACAAAGATAAGACAGCTGGGTGAATTCAAATGCACCAAGACACGCAAGACCCCTTTGGCCAAGGTCGCGGGCGCATCAGGACCCAGGAAGGGAGCCCCGGGTGGCAGTGCTAGGACCTGTCAGGGCGATCCCCACCACACCTGTCGACTGCAACTGAAAAGATCCACCAAGACACGCCATCACAGAAGCATCATAGTGGGCAAGAGGAGGGTGTTCGAAGAGACCATTACACCCAACACAGTGCAGTGGGATATTAACGGATAGCTTGACTGTGTTGGGATAGCTTGACTGTGTTGAGATGACTTGCAGTCATCTAAAATAGACTGACGTCTATTTTTTTTTTACTTCTTTGCTTTCTTTCAAGGTAGAAGACTTTTAGCACTGATTGGCTAAAAAGCTCCTTCGAAGGTTAACTACATCCAACTTTGCAACGTAAAGGGTTTGCATATCTACGTACTGTCTCCAGTGTCCGACTTCCATCATTGCATACAACAGGTTAACCGTGTTTGACTTTGAGTCATAGTGTGCAACGCCCAACAGAGTAAAATACTCAAAACCCTGTCAGCATAACTGCCCATTTGTTTCGCTTGTCCTAGCCTAACAAGTTCGTTCATACAGCCATAAAACTATGCAATTCTGTGAGGGTGCATTAGACTCATATTTTTTGGTGTGCTGTCTGCGATGTGTGTTTGTTTGTGCCTGTGTGTGCCTGTGCGTGCCTGTTATAAAAATACTTATGCTGGCCAACGTGATGCTAAATATTTTTGTGATTGGATAGGTCAAACTTGTACGCCATACGATTTGACTCCTTTGTAAGCTGGGCTTCGGCCCTTATCGATACACCCAATCACACTACGGGGTGGCAGTCGCACCTTTACACGTGCTTGTTTAAAATTGCACTGCTACCCCTACCCCTTTCCTACCGTTTAGACACACACAGACCCCCCACAAACACGCGGGGTTGACAAACTGCACAATACATACTATAATAATAAAATGGACAATTTAAAAGCACGTCAGCAACAACACGAACGCATCAAGGCACTGCACGACGCCGTGTACGCGGAGGACATAGCCACAGTGGAGGGCGCCAAACTCAAGAGCTTGATCACCAGGCGCAAGAGACAGCAAAGACAAAAAGCGGAACGTGAGGCGGCGGAATGAGCGTGTTGATCGACCTGCAGGCGGAGATGCTTGTGGAACACTGGCTCGAGGAGGGCCGGGACATAACCGATCAGCAGGAGAGGCGTGAGATCGCGGAGGACCTTGCAACCATCGGAGCGGGGCACAAGGACACACCCCAACACAACAGCGCCCTAGTGAGGATGAGGGCCAAGGAGATGTTGGCCACACACCAGGCCAAGCGATGGCTGAAGGGTAGGTTCACGTGAGCCTAGACATACACATACTGACCACCACCAACAGCAAGCGACTGCCGGACACCGCGAAGTTTTGGCACGAACACGGATGGCGGGTGCACCCCCACTACAACGACGGCCTGTTCCCCAGTTGGGGACGCAATCACATACTGCGACGGTTCTATGACAGCGATGAGGAGTGGATGTGTATGTGTGATGATGACATAACACTGTTCGAGGGGCGTTCAGAGACTGATGCGTTCCTCAAGGATCCACACACACTGCTGGCGAGACTGCCACGACAACTGAGCAGTTTCACCGCTATGAATGGGATAACCACAGCGGTCAATCGGGTACAACAGCACACACGCACCCTCGAGGACAACTGGGTCTTAGACAGACACTGGGACATAGGCAAGATATACTGGATAAGGCGCATACCCGAGAAGCCCACGCAACGCACGGACCTAGCATACAGCGAGGACCACGAATGGGCGTATCAACAGGCACGTATGGGATACTTCACTGGCACCTGTCTCAACCTCGTCGTGAGGGAAAGGGGCAACAGCACACTGTTCACTGGTGCAAACTATGAAGCACGTCAGGACAAGCGTAGGCAAGATATTGAACGCACAACAGCAAAGATACTGGAGTTGTATCCGGATATGTACGTGGACAATGGACAGATGATGAGGAAGAAGTTTATGCGTAAGACAGCAACGCAACACAACATAGAGCGCAAGATAGTGATGCCCTACACACACAGATTGACCCCGTTTAACACACAGTTCCAAGCACTATTTGAAGGATAAGACACTGTGTGGGAGCAGTAAATGGATACTAAAGACTAGTGTGGATAGTATGGCTATTGCCCGCCCTTCCTTTTAATTGTTCAAACAGTAAAAAATCCAACAATATCAACGTTCTACAGCTTTAAAGCACGAAAGGCGCCTATTATAGCACACTTTCCTAGCCTGTCAACCCTTATAAGGCTGAAAAAAGTGGAAAAAAAGTCATATTTCTCCCCAAACACCATTGACAAGTGCTGTATGTGTGCTATAATAAATACATAGAGTTAAACAAACAAACAAAAGGAAGAACAATGAACAAATATAAGATAAGATCAGCAGTGTACAACAACTACGAGGCGTATGACATCATTGAGCACGAGGAACAGGTGTTCGAGGCCAGCAATGAGACACACGCACACGCCTTGATGAATGAACTGATGTTGGAACAACACGGACACGAGGCGTATGACATAGACACCACTATAACACGGGTGGGTGCTTAATGATAGACAGCAAAGACTACAAAACATATAAGGTGTTTCTTGTGTATGGGCCTGATGATTCAGAGTGCCTGTTCAATGTAAAGGCAACTTCATATGCCGGTGCCGTAGATGTGGTATTTGACATATTGGAAGCAAAGGGCCTAGCTAGAGATGAGGCACAACAACTATTGGATGAGGGCCACTACGATCACTCGCTAACAATACAAGAAGGTGAGTACGAGGAGATCGTTTGGGGCAAGAACTACTTCAATTGGAGGGTGTTGAACTAATGGGCTCCACACGAGATAGGGTACAGAGTCAATTGAAGGTGCACCGATACAACCGCACGGTGAACGATATCAGCACAGCGATAGTGGAGGAGGGGTTCACCCTGATCAGGCACAACGCCGAGACAGTGAGCAAACACCTAGTGTTCGAGTGTTTGGACGATGACCAATTCAAGTTCAAACTGACATACGCTCGTACGCCCAGCAAACCCTACACCACAAAGATATTGAGAGCATATGCGAGGCAGGGCTATCAGAGCACACTGCATCTTAAGACAACAGTGGTAGTTGCTGTAGAAGGCACAGTCAAGAGCTGTAAGACACAGGTCCAACTCGTGTTCGAGGAGCAGTGCGGCAAGCTCCAGAGACAGTACGTGCAAGGATTATTAGAGCAGATGAGGTAGTGGTTGGCGTCCACTGGAGTTGGCAAGATGTGGCGTGCTTACTGCATTGTAAAAATATACAAAAACTGGAGTTGACTTATTACACATCAACTGTTATAATAAGTTTGTATTGTTTTTTTTGTTCATAAACAATGCTCCTTATAGACGCACGGTGCCCTATTGAAAAGTTATGCACCGTGTCGTTTGTTTAACCAGCGTGGCACGTTGGCGGGGAGTGCGGGGAGAACCCCTTAGCACACTGCATCAACGTGCAACGCATCAACACAAGGTCAAAATATGGAACAGTACAACGGAATCAAAATTTACACCCAGTCAGACTTCGCACCAGGCACCACCATT